CTCATAACCCGAAGGTCGTTGGTTCAAATCCAGCCGCCGCAACCAACGTAGAATCGGCATTTTCGGGTGGATTGAAAGTGCCGATTATTTTATTTTCCTAATACTTTTCATAATAAAAAATCTTGTTGTAGATAAAAAATAGGGGACTAAACTCTTAATGAGAATAGTCCCCTAAATTATTTATGTATTATTTTTTAGTTTTTTAAGCATCTTCCTGAGATGAGAAGCCGTTGTTAAATTCATTAACTGCCGATTCAATAAGCATACGAATTTCAATATCTGTAATAGTAATGCCTTTGTCACAGAGCATTGCAGTCACAGACTCTATACACTTGTTTAACTTTTCTTCTCCGTGCAAATCTTTATAAAGCTGCTCGACTGCTTTTACGCATGTCTTTACAACACTTTTTTTCGTTTCGTCATTGATATATTTAACATAAATTCTTTTTATTTCAATGCCTATATATCCAACAAGAGCTGTTAGAATTGAGCGGAGTATATTTGCTCCATAGTCATTAATAAAATCTTTCAACATAAAAACCTCCTTATGGTGCTAATTTTTCTCGTTAATAAGAATGTCCCAGTCTTTGCCGCCCAAATATCCAACGCCCAAATTATGCTTTTTCTGCCACTCTGCAATCGCTGTCATTGTTTGGACTCCTGCGACACCATCAATTTTTCCTGTTTTATATCCAAGAGACTTTAGCTGATTTTGAACCCACTTCGTCAATTCGCCCCTGTCGCCTTCTTCAATTGTGTATTTCTTTACTTGTGCAAGAGTTTGTTTTCCGGCTATTCCGTCAACGGCAAGTTGCGCTCCTTTCTTGTTAAGAATGTCTTGCAGTTCTTTGATACTGTCATTTGTGGGTTTGCCAACACCGTAATAGCTATAAAAATCATTGGTAATCGTATTGTTAGTACCATATGCGCCAAGTGCTTCATCACCATACCATTTTGTCCCGGAACGCACATCAAGATGAATAGCCGTATAAGAACTGTCAATGTTAGCGATTCCAGTAAAGCCTATGTCCTGTGCTTTGCAAGCAACAAGTTTTGTGCTTATCGGTGTATTTCCTTTGTAAAACTTGACATCTGCGGCAGTACCTTTAGTGTGCTGCCCAAACCCATTACCTCCGACCGCCTTATCATGAGAAGAACAGCGATAACCGCTTGTAATAATAGCCTTGTCCGCACCTAAAAGTTCCGTAAGAGACTGCAATTTGCTTACAAGCTCTTCTGAAATTAGATGTGCGTGATTTCTACCGCACTTACAGTAAAATTCCTTGCTACAAAAATTTTTTGAAAGAGTTTCACTGTTGCTTGATTTGTAACTTTTAGTCATAATTTAGACCTCCTTGTTATTTTTTTGTTTAATGTAAAAACTAAATAAATATGAACAGCTCACAAGTACCTTTTTATTTACTTTTTGTAACCGTTGTACTTCATATAAATTTCGCTTGGCTTAATACTTGTGTCAACATCAATCATGTTATACCCAATTTCAAGCGGCAAATCGGGCAGCTCGATTGGTTCTTCTGTGGGTTCGGCAAGAGAATAGTAGACTGTGACTGGTGTTCCTTTTGCGTATTCTGAGGCAAGGAAGGCTTTGAAATCGGAAAGATTGTCCACATTAGACGTTAAAATGAAAATATTCCGGTCACCCGTACCAAAAACTATACCATTATAATTTACACCCGTTGGTGTATACACCCCACGATAATGGCTACAAAATCCGTTGTCTCTAGCAAGTGGTTCCATATCGTATACTGCTATGATTGCACAAAATATTTGTGTATTATTGCTAAATTTTTTCCAATTCTCACTCCCATCAAAAACCTTAACGCCCCACGCCCTATGCACCTTGCCGCCTGACTTGTCTTTTAATATATAATCATCTTTGTACAGTGGTTCGGGGAGGTATATCGGGGTTGTGATTGGTGCGCGGTAGGGTTCGTATGGAGTAGCTTCTGAGCCGAGTTCGAGTTGTGTTTGATAATTTTTGGGCGTTATCGTGCCTAATGTACGGTACGCAATAGTTACATATCCGTCGGCAGAAGTAACGGTTCTTGATTTTATACTGCTTACACCATTAGCTCCATTAGAAGCACCGTCAGTTGCTTTTCCCGAAAAAAAGAATAATGAAGCAGCACTTATATTGTAAGTGGGAGTAGTCGAAGATAAAGTAAAAGTGCCCTCTCCTACATAGACTGGCATATATATGATTTGTGAAGAAATATTTGGATATTCTTCTTTTAATAAATTCTTCCCCCGACTCACAACGGGGATTTCGTAACCGTAGGGGACATAAGGCGTTGGTTCGGAGCCGAGTTCAAGTTGAATGTTTGAAGCTGTTATTAACCCGTTATTTCCATAGACAATAAATATATAGTCATCAATTGTTTCTACGGTCGAGGTTATAAATGAGACATACGATTCATCAGTGACTCCTTTTCCCGTAATTAAACGTCCGTTTACATTAGCAGCTACTCTTCCCCTAGTGGTCGTTGGATTATTATTAATTATTGACGAAAAAGTAAAAGTGTCTCCTATAGATATACCTAAATCACATAGATTTATTTTGATAGAATAAAATGACATGACTTTCCCACTAACAGAATTGCCATTTATCTCAAAATTTGACGAATCCGAATATATACTTTTGAAATCAAACAAATTTCTTGTTCTATCTCCACACCCCAAAACCTCAACAGGAGCTTCGGAAGAGGGCGTGCCGTTTTGTTGAATGTCGCCGTAAATCTGATACTCCTTTAAAACACCATTTCTTGTACCATAAATACTCGCAGGAACACCACCGCTATATTCTTCCCAGTTCTTAAAAACACGCTTGCCACTATAGTAAATATCACTGTACTCTTTATCGCCCTTGTGAACTTCAACTATCCGTTTATTATCTTTATATATCATGAATTGTCACCTTAATCCTCGTATATAAAATAATAAGTATCTGTCTTTTTGTTAGTCAAAGCATCGTATTCTGATTGCGACAGCGGAACAGCCTTAGCATACGTAGCGTCAATCGTGTTTCCGAGTTGGTCTGCAATAGCTTTAGCCGCAGTTCCGGCAGAATAACTTTGATAGCCGTTCTCGTTGTTCAGATTTGTTTCGTCTATAACCATGTACATTATATTAGAATCAACAACTCTAACAGTGTCTCCGAGTTGCACTTGCTCTAACGTTAGGGAAAATCTTGCTTCATCATCAGGAACAGTTATCATTCTCTCTATAACAGCGTTGGGCAATTCCGCAATAGGGACTTTACCCTCATTATCCAAAGAAGCCTTCAATGCAAGTAAATTGTCAATCTGCTCTTTTGAATAATTTTTGTCGCCGCTTAAAGCAAGCAGTAAGGCTAATTTATCTAATCCCATAAAATAACCTCCTTACTTTTTAGTTGAACGCCAAGTCTTGTTTTCCGCATCATACAAGAACGCTTCCATAGTGTCCATTGCAATAAAAATACTTCCATTTTCAATAGCGGTTCTTTTGCCTGTTTCGTCTACGTGAAACCCAATTGGCTTTGCATCGGTAGACAAGCCCCAAAACAAGCAATCATTTCTCTTAGGGGCGTTGCCGTAAGAGTTCAGCGTAACCATTTAATCACCTTTCTTTCGTTTTGTTGTATTGCAGAAGTCGTGTCTGCAAAAGGCGTTATATTGCCATCTGCGGACACGACTTTATTAATGAAACTTACATTTTATTTAAATATGGTCGGAGCTATTTGTGTAAGCAAATACGCAAGCACTCCTGCGCCTACAGCACCTATTATTGCACCTACGATTTTGTCCATCCACGCAGCCTTTCTTTCTATAGAGCTGTTTTTAATATCGTTCATTTCGGCTCTCATTTGTGACTGAGATGTTTTCAAATCAGTTACATTGTCACGAATATTCTTCATGTCCTGTGCGATTAATTTAACAGACGTGGCTATCTCGTGTATAGCTTTTTGCTCTTTTTCCATTTTTTCGATTTTGTCTTTCATTTCTGCAATGTTAGTTTTGTTGCTTTCAGCTAAAGCTTTTGTTTCGGTTATTTCTTTGATAATTTCATTGTCTTCCATTTGAAACTCCTTTCGTTAGCGTTTCAATAATAATTTACTACACAGCCCTCGGGGAACGATGTGTCGTAATATTCACAATCTCTCGCTATTGTAACAGACGTTAATTGCGTGTTTTTAAAGGCTTGTCTACTTATTTTTTTAACAGTGGGAGGAATACGTATTTCAGTTAAACTATTTGATTCTGCAAAAGCACCAAATAATTGAGGAGGGGCAAATCCATCATAAGCATAACCATTACCTATATGCCATGCACCCTTAATTGAATTATAAGTGGTATCAGGCTTAGTAGGATTGTTTAATAAACACGGTTCTCCGTCAATTCCTATATCCCAACGAAATTCCTCACTCATTGTTTACCCCTCCGTTGGATTGATAAGCATACCGGCTTCGTACAATTTTTGCCGATTACGTATTTCCTCAGTGGTAAGCCCAGTCTTCGGATTAATCCCACTTGCCCAACTTTTAATGCGGTCTTTATTCCATACACAGTTATAAAATCCTGTATTATTACTGTCTTTAAATGGTTCTTGTAATTCCGCTTCAGGCTCAATAATACAATTCTTCATAGAGCCGCTATACATTCCAGTAGGCATTCCAGATATGTAACAAAACTCAAAATTTGGATAGTACAAATCACAGTCATATATAAGTATGTTACAATCATAACATCCATGTCCATATGAAGACGATGTTAAACGTGTTTTGCGTAAAACAAAATTACAACTATAAAAATATGTTGTGTCATACGACGCGTTCTGTACAGTTGCCAGATAACCATTAACGGATTGAACTCTAAAAGTACAGTTTCTGAAATTTATTCGACCTTCCTCGGCATATATAATTGCATTCTCTGGGTTTGATGTAGCAACATTATAACAATCTAATATACTAATGTTAATTATATCGCCTACACGTTGTGATAAAGTAGCACCAAATCCAAAGCTAACATAAAACGTATATGTATTATATCTTCCGTTTTTTATAGTTAAACTTTTTCCGTCTATTTGTTTACAACGTATATAAAAAGTAGTGGCATATGGACTACGGTCATTCAAATCAATAACCATGTTTGGTACGCACTGAACATATACGCCTGACTTGCCAATCGCAGTCCTAAAATCAACTTCATTATCCACTACATAAGGGTCTTCTTGTGTTCCAGTCCCTGTCATAAAATCACTTCCTTTTATTTAATCTCAGTTATTCCGTCTGATATATATACAGCTTCAACATTACTAAATGAAAATGCTGTAGGGTATATTCTCTTAACTGGAAGTCCCTCTATTTTGCTGGGAACTTTGGGATAAGCACTTTTTCCTATATATGATATAATTTCAACAGTATTTTCATTAATAATATAAAGATAATCACTATCTACTGTATCATCATAAGCTATTTCATTTGTAATGTGTTGTCCGCTAACAAAGCCACAAGCCGCATTTATACTGCCAGTTCCCAAGCCATATATTTCAACAACATGTTCTCCTTGCTCTAAAAAAACTGGAACACTAAAACTGATATGAGTATATATTCCTGTTGTCAAACTTGCAATAGGTTTATAATCTTGCTCTATTCCGTCTATATAAATTATAAAATCGGCAGTCCCGTCCGTGACTCCGAACAAGCTTGAATTGTAGGTAACAGTTACATTTGTGTCTCGTGTTGCGGTAATTGCAGACTTAGATACCCACATATATGTATCGCTCAAACCTCCGATTCTCGCTCTCATTTTGCAATTGTTTGTCTGCCCACCGCCGCCCTTGTATATTGAAGCACCAATGTAAGCCGTGTTAGAGTCAATAATTCCCCTGTAAAACAACTGTGCAGTTTCTCCTAAAGACAATTGTGACCCACTGTAATTAGGGACAGTATATCTTGCTCCATTAGCGACAAGTTCGATTTCAACATTGCCGTTGTCAAAGGTTTTGATAACTTTGCAGGGAGCAGTTTTGGTGAGATTTAAGTTATCTATTTTCTTTTGTGCTACACTTTCTATTAAAGAGTATAAATCGTTCACGATCTCACCTCGTTTCCTATCCTTGTAAACTTAGGCATAGATGTTACGCTTGCCGCTTGAATATTCATTTCTCCTGCTGAAAGCGGAATCGTAATGGATTGGATTATGAACTTTTCAGCGTTTAGTTCTTTTGATTCGTCAGTAATTGTAACAACATTATTAACGTCCAAGTGCGGAACAACAATACTGTTAAATGAAATAGCCAATTGCTGTAAAGACTTGCGTTTCAGCAAATACTCAGCATATTCTTTACATCTCTGCTTCATTTTCTGCGGCGAAAGATTATCTATATAGGCGACCTCCACAGAATCCATTCTTCTGATACCTATTGCCTTAATATTAAGAGGGGAGAGGGGATTGGTATTGTAAGCCGTGTACGATACGTTTTCTATGTTGTTGCCGTCATTATCTTTTGCCGATATATTGGTGAACACTGTGACCGCATTGACACAATCATAGCTGTACTGTACAGAACTTGCGTTGTAGTTTGCATTAACATCTTTGAAGTGATATTGACTTCCCATGTACAAATAGCCGTCTGTACCGTTGTTTTCTACAGAGTTTATTAGGTTAAGTCTACCCTCTGTGTCGTAGAACACATCAGTTCCATAGCTGTTCCCAATGTCAGTAAATAATTTGCCAATATACTCGCCGTCATTAATAGTAATGTCTGCTTGTATTTTTGTTCTGTTAAATTTCGTGTCAATAAGCGGTGGAATAGGGTCAATAGGGAATACACCGTCAGAAAGTAGCAAAGTATTTTTGACTAAGTTAGTAATCGTACTGCCTTTTTCAACAACATAATTGCCGTCTAACATATTGGTTCGCAAAGTTCCGTCTAAATTAGCCCCTTTGTCCACTCCGTCTATATTTAGCAGATGCCCGTCACAAATTGCGTTATTGGTGTAAAACACTCCCTGAGAAAACCAATAAGTATCTTTTGTTGCACTGAGTTCAACACCGACCCACAACTTAAATTTGCGGTTTTCCCAAAACCACCTGTTCTGATTTGGAGTGTACTGCTTGTCAACATTAATTAAAGACAGGCTACAAGATCGTCTTGTTATCTGCTGGTAGTTTATATTGATTTGCCCTTGTGCCGTGGTAGGTATATCTTTGATTATTTCGCCAATCACAGTTTCATAGAATATCAGGATTTCAAGTTTTATTTTATAATTATTGTTGTCGTTTTCTAAGTAGTAAAAATAATCCGAAGATGTTTGATTAAAGTATTCCAAATCCTCACTTCCTTTTGTTATTCTATGGTTTCGCTTACGACCTCTACATCATCGACACTGATACTCTCGTTAAATATTTCAATTTCGTCTATATTGTAGGATTCTGCCCATGCAAAACTGATCGTGGTAGGTATCTTATGATAATTCTCTTGATATGTAGTAGTGGGATTGTCCGTAATGTTTACTACCCACACATCGCCTTTTTGCGATTTAAGCAAGAACGGCTTGTTTTGTGTTATGAATTTACGCCACGCTCGAACAAGAGTTATATCGTCTATGTATGTTCTTGTTATGCAATTCACATAGCCTATCATGGCGGAGAGAGTTCCCGACATGTAGTTGACATTTGTAGACGTAGACGACACATACTGTCCGTAGCCGACATGTGTTGCTCTGTCCAAATTATTAGTTACGGTTGTATCTTGTATTTCTCCTGCAAATTTCCAAGTGTCTCCCGTTGTAAACTGTACTTTTCTGTTCGTGTTATGGTTGGGGTGATATTTTCTGTCAACATCTTCTCTTATGTTTAATTCTGTAATATAGTAGGCGCACTCTGATGTATGAATTGTTGCAGTTGGGAATACATCATCTCCGACATATTCTTCTGTTTTGTTTGGAAACACAACCGAGCCATTCTTATCAAACATTTTCAGAGTATATTTATAGTCCCCATGAGTTGAAGCTGTCATATCGTACCCATACAAATATCCGCTTTTATATCCTACAAAGTGAGGTAGCAGCGTTACAGTTTCCCCAGTGTTTAAATCCTCTCTAAACACCAAGTAATACGCACTTACAGTTCCACGGTACGAATCTACAGCGTGGGTGATACAACCCAATTCTTTATTCCAAGATAATTTATACCCATACAAATTCAGACCTGTATTGTCGGGTATTGTTTTAGCTTCTACCTGCATTACATCGCTTTCAAAAGTACAAGTCATATTGTCCTGTGTAACTACCTCGCACACTATCTTGTAATAGTCGTTAGTGCCATAGTTGAATTTTTCGTCATGGTAGTTAGAATACCAGAACTCATGCTCTATATTCTGAGAATATATCTTATTAGTTTCACCTCTTACAAGACACTGATACCCCATGTTGCTTACAGTTTCGGGGTAAAAGGATTCGTTATTAGACCAATACAACTTCAAAGAATAATATTTGATTGCGGAATTTTCAGCCTGAGAATATTCTCCCTTGCAGTAAAGATAGTCGCCGCTAAAGCTGTGCGAGAATGTAACAGTGGGAGTAGTTCTGCAAGAAAAATAATACTGTTGACTTACAATAAAGTTGCTGTATATTTCAAAATAGCTACCTACGCCTACGTTAGTAAATTCACTGTCTATCTCAATGCAGCCTAATGTGGTGTTTTCGTCAATTACAACGCTTGCCGTATAACTGACGATTTTTCGAGTTTCATTGCCTATCTTGATTATCATGAAATCGAAACCATAGCCTGACGGAGCATATACGCCATTATTTTCATTGAACGAATATATAGAAGTAATATCGCTTTCTATATATAATTTCGTAGCCGAGGTTGAATCTGTTGCTTCGATTTTTCCTCCAATAACAGGCATATCACATATATGTGTGTCCCCTTTATTTTGACAAAGTTGCATTTGCAACACATAGTTTTTCCCGTTAGTTAGTGTTCCGGCAGAAATACTATGAGAAACATCGCTTTCATTGTATTTGGTTGAATAATTATAAGCTGTCTGGTACGCCAGTTCACCTGTATTATAGTCAAATATTTTATAAATTGCATTGGTTAGTACGTCCCCATTAAAAGTGAACTGTATTACACTTTCACCACTTTGCACATTAGCATCAAACGCATAATTACATGGCTTGACGTTGGTAGGGTACTGTATCATATTTTCACCACCTTTACAATTAATCCCCCTGTCGCATTGACAAGGGGATTTTATGTTACATTACTCTGCTCTTTGCCAGCTCTATCCTCATATACTGGTTGATTTCCTTTTGGAACTGATCGTGGAACTGTGCAGGATTATCTGCTTTGATTTCCATTCTCTGTATCACTACTGAGGTATTGTTCTGCGAATTGTTAAAGTTGCTTGTAGATTTTGTTGTCGTAAGAGATTTTGCCAATCCCTCAACGGCTTTTTGCGCTACCAAGCCACTAAAGCTGTCTGTCTTAACCATGTCGTACAACTGCTTAGATTGCTGTGCGTTGAATATAGTTTCTGCTTTTTGTTTCGTACCGTGAAGCATAGCAAGTCCTGTATGATCGGATACACCACCTGTAGAATAACCTCTGAGCCGAGCAATTACTGCGTCTATATTCATGCCCCATTCGTACATCAGATTCGCAGCATCTGCCAATTGCGCGTCCCAAGCACTGTTTACTACACCATATCCTGTACTTGATGCCCTAAGCATCTCGTACATACCTATAACACCCTCTCTATATGTCTCCATAAAATCAGCCATTTGGTTCCGTGCAGCCCATGTGTCTACATCTACGGTTATAGTGGTACTCAGATCGCCCAGTGTGTTTTGCAATTCTTGAATTTGTTCTATACAAGAGCCGTAATGCGAAACAAAGTCTCCAAGTGCTTGCTCTCTTTCTTCATATGTAGAATTTTCGGATAGCGCAATTGAACCTAAATATTCAACATATCCGTCATATTGACTTTTGATTTCGCTTATTGATTGTTCAACCTGCGCCTTGTAATTCTGCCAAGATTGAATTTGTTCGTCTTTGGCTTTGATTTCTTCTTCTTTAGCCTTAATAGACGTTTTGAGACTTGCTATTTCAGAATTAACAAGTCTGTCAAGTTGACTGTTATAGTCTCTAAAGTTTGAATTAAACTTGTTAAGAATATCCGTGTCTTTCTTCTTGATTTTTTCACGCCATTCAACACCAAGTAGTTGCTGTGCTAACTGCTCGTTTTCAGCGTTAGTCTGATCTTCGACTATTTCGCTCCACTGTTTATAATAATCCTCATAAGCTTTGATTTGAGCTTCAAAATTGTTTGCAATTAGTTCCTTTTCCTTTTCGAGAGCGTCAACTTGCTCGTTGAAAGCTTTATCCTCAACAGCCTTATCATATGCTGCTTGTGCTTCATTTGCGGCAGTTTGAGCATTAGCAACAGCTTCTTTATCAACATCAAAGTGCCAACCCCTTGATTCAGAATACGTCCTGACTTTGGTTTGTCTTGCTTTTTCAAGGTCACGTAGTTTTTCTTGCAGGTCGATTTCTTTTTCAAGCAGCTCGTTTTCTTCGTTTTGCTTGTCTCTCGCATCTTCCAAAGCCTTGATTTTCTCATCTATAGCTGATTCCTGCGCTTCTTGTTGCTCTTTTAGCAGTTCTATTTCATTGTCTGTAACTTCTTTAACAATATCTACAAGAGATTTATGCTGATCGATAATTTCTTCAAGTGCGTTTTGATGTTCTTCTAACGCATCTAATTGCTCGTCAAGTGCGTCCTTTTCACTTTCAAGCAAGTCTTTTTCATTTTCGTGGCTTTCAATAATACTGTCAATCTTTGAAGTCATTGCCTTAGCATAATTATCGGCTGCATTTTGCGCTTTTTCAAGTTCTTCGTTAAGCTTTTCCTGTTGTTTTTTCCAATCTTCTGTATGGTCTACAGTGTCGCCAAGCTGAGAATTTAAATGCCCTATCAAAATGTTGTCGTCTCGTATAAGGTTATTGACATCTTCCATTTCGGATTCAATTCCCGAAATTTTGCCCTTGAAATACTCTGCATCGGTTGAACTTTGAGAACGTGACAGACGGGCTTTATTGAGTTCCAACTCTGCCTTTAAAAGTTCAAGCGTTTCTTTGTGTTCCGTCTTGATACCGTTAATTTCCTCGAGTTGCTTTTTGAGAATGCTGTCCTTTAAAGTAATCATCGTGGACATATCGCCGTTGACCATGCGATATTTGCCGCCTATTTCCTCAAAATCGCCAAGTATTTTATCTGTGTCAATATCAAACAGCAAAGTGCTTACTTCGTTCCATTCGAGCATTTCACCATTAGCCAATTTCTGCATTGCGGACTTGATTTTGTCAACATCTCCAAGAACGTTGTCATAAGATTCACCTAAGATTTCTTTGAAGTCAAGGCTTACCGCTTCTACCGCAGACATATTTTGATCGACTGACTGAGTTGTATTTTTTGTTATATCTTTTATCTTGTTTTGGAGTTCTGTATTGTCTCCTGCGAGAGAATACGCTTCGGCTACAATGCCTTTAATTGCATCTCGTGATTGCTGAATCTGAGCGTTATTTCCTGTTTCATTTTCAGCAACTAACCTGTTTAGGTTTTGCTGTTCGGAAATTAAACGCTCAACTAAATTGTCAAATTGAGATTTGAGTTCTGGATTATCTTCAATCTCTGCAAGGTCGGCAAGAAATTTTCGGCTTTCTTCTGCTGTTTTTAATGTGTTTTCAAGTTCTTCTTTGGTTGCAATTAATCTGTCTCTCGCTGATACTATTTCAGAATAAACAGTTTCACCATAATCTCCTTCAAAAGAGTTTAATGTGTCTAACAAGTCACTTAATGCTTGTATCTGTTCATCAATAGAACCTTTGCTTACCTTTACAGAAGTCTCGGAACCACTTCCACCACCAAGATCAATAGTATTGTTTGAGTTTTCTAATTCTCTTAGTTTATCCAAATCAGAAACAGTAAAAGTAGCCACATCAAAAGATATTTTTTTCTGTTTTTTATTATTTACAAGAACATCTTCCGCTCTGCGTATTTCGGGGGCATTGTCTTGCAAATATTTTTCCGCTGTTTTCTTGCGTTGCTCATCAAGTAAAGAGATATTTTCTGAATACTTGCCATTTAACAAATCTACAGCATCAGCTTCTTCTCCGTATTTTTCTATTACCTTGTCTTGTAAGCTTAATAAATCAGTTTTTATATCAGAAACATCGCCTGTTGCAGTTTGCAATTCTATATATTTGTTGGTGAGTTCACCTAACTTGTCTTGTTCTTCTTTGTATGCGTTGTTCGCATCTTGCATTTTTTGAACAAGTTCTTCACTTTTTTGAATTGCTTTTTCTTCTGCTGTAGCAAAAGCCTCAATAAGTTTAACAATTCCAGTAACAACGACCGTAAATGCAATGTTCCCCATAAGGTTTAATGCAAATTGTAATGCTTTAGTTGTTCCTGTTGCTACTCTTTGAGTTGCGGCTAAATTACGTGTGGCTGCGGTATATTGCTCTTGCGAGATTTTTCCGTCAACACACGCTTGATGTAAGTTTGAAAATTTGATAGCCTGATCTTGCAAATTTTTAGATGAATCCGAAAGCACCTGATTAAATGCAGTAGATACATCTACATCTTTGTTAATTAAATCAACATATTCTTGCAGAGTGTTTAGATCGTTGGGCATTATCCTTGATAGGTCGATATTAAATGATTCAAGTGTAGACTGTGCTACTTTAAGTTCTTTGAACGCCGTTACCATACGACTGATACTTTTTTCACTGTTCTTTGATACGTCTACTATGTTACCAAAAATACTGTTGCCCTTAAATGCCTGAACTGTTCCTATGGTTGCAATTGTTGTGGGTATTATTCCAACAGCATCAATAATTTTGCTCAGAATATCAAATATTCCTGCCAATGTGTCAGTAACGCCGCCTAATGCGCCTACAGTTCTGTCTTCTGCAATTTTTTGAATTATTACATTGAGCGAATTGAGTACATCTATCGCATCTTCCGAATTTATAAATTCATTAACTAATTTGTACCATGAGTCTGAAACTTTGTTAAGACTTCCTTCCCAACTGTTAGCCGACTTCATAGATTCTTCCATAGCAGAACCTACAGCATCGGACGAATTAAATTCAGCTAACATTTTTTCATAAGTCTTCCAGTTAGAAAGAAGGCTACTAAGTTGGTTGCCTCTATACTTACCTCCAACAGCATTAATAAGATTTGCTTTTTTAATACTGTCATCTGCTTCGTTGTTAAACGCAACAGCAAGGTCGTTAAGAATTTTCATTGGGTCACGAAGAACCCAAACACCATTCTTGACTTCCTTTAGAGCAACGCCTAAATCCATACAAGCTTTTTCATATTTAGTCAGAGATTCTGCTGTTATATCTTCTCCGCCGTCGCCTATATCATCTGCCGTTGCTTTGACTTGCTGGAGATTCATCAAAATCAAATAATTATAGTTAAAGTCGTATTGGTCAATATTTTACTAACTATAACTCTATATCACTTCTCGATCTAAGCACCTTGTTTTAAACGGATATAGAACCTTTCGGCAATTCCGACTGTCTATCAAACTACAAAAGTAGCCAATTCCCTTACAGTCTGTGAACCTTTCCCAACAAATACTTAGTTTGTCTATTACCCATATGGGATTAGGGACTTGGTTGCTGACAGTTCCTTGTTGATGGTACTTAGCACACCATAAGGTGCTTTTATTTCAGCATATACCAAATATTTCATTTTTTCTGAATTTATTCACCATTACGTATATCGTTTCCAATTCCGCTTTGGAGAAATATTTATGAGAACTTCCCAGCAGTTTGAGAATTTATGCACTCACTATCTTGCGATAATAAGGGGCAATTATTTTACCTCTAAATGCTCTTCCAGCAACATCTCCGCCTTGTTGCGTAGTGGCGATCATAGTGCCGACAGCAGCAGTCATTTCGTCTATGCCGACATTAGCTTGTGCAGATTGCGAAGCAGCAAGCTTTGTAGCGTTCGCTAAATCGGTCATGTTTAACGCATTGTGATTTGTGATGAAATTTTGCGAATCCAATACATTATTAAGTTTGTCCGCACTTCCTTCAAGTTGATAGGCAGCGTCGGTAGCAATTAAGTATTCATTTGCTAATTCGGCGGTCATATCTCCTGCGGATTGCACAAGAACTGATAATTCAGCCATTGATTCGGATTCTGCTTCTCCAAAACCAGCACGGCTCATTTCTTGTACACCAAGCAAATAGTCGCTTGCTTTTCTGCCATATTTGCTTGCTTTATCAAAACTCCCTGCTTCGAGTCTGTTCAGGCTCTCGGCAGTTCGATCAGAAGTTTTGCTGATCTCAGTAAGAATAGTGTCGATCTCTTTCAGTTCAGTCACAGCATTCCTTACTTCTCCTACAAAAGAAGAAATAACGAACGTCAAAGACATCCATGACGAGAATTTTTTTGCTTTTTCGATTAACCCACCAAGTACAGTGTCGCCCGTTTTGCCTGTTGCTCTGATTTCGGCTTGTGTGTTACGGAACTGGCGATTAATTTCTTGCAACTGTTGTATACCACTGTTATCAGTGAATTTCTTGCCTTTTAACTCGTCAAGGTCACGAAGCATTCCATCAAATGTGGTACTAAAGTCTTTTTCGGCTTTTCTGTTTTCGTTTCTGAAAGAGATGATTCGGTTTTTGAGAATATCAATATCCTGTGCCAACTTACTATTCTTGTTGTTTTGAATCTTGATATTGTTGAGTTGGATAGCCTCCAACTTGATTTTCTGCAATTCAGATTTATATTTTTTCAGTCCTTCAACATCGCCTACAGAAGCTAAAGAGTTTGCAAGTTGTTGAACTTTGGCTTCAAAATCCCCGACAAGAATACCTTGCTTTTTCCATTGTTCTTGTTGTTTTGCAAGGCTTATGCTCTCTTTTTCAATATCTTGTGATAGCTTTTCTTGTGCTGAAAATATATTTGTCTGCTCTTTTTTTAATGCCTTATACTTCGATGTTAAAGAATTTACGGAGTCCGACCACTCTTTGTAAGCAGCAGACCAATTAGCTGTAGTTCCTTCTTGTGATTCGATATTCTTTACTTTTTGCAGTAACGATGCACAAGTAGTTAATTCATCGTTAATTTCTTTTGGATAATCTGCAAGACCTTTAAATTCCGCTGTAAGACCAGCAATTGTGTCTTCTCCGTTTGAAATATTACGAATAGCATTGTCAATTGGATTAAGCGGTCTACTGAGATTAGCCGTTATCTTAGATGCTTCTGCATTGAGAGATTTAAACGAAGCTGTTACTTCGTCAATGCTCACTTCGCCTTTGCTCAATCCGTCCAACTTACTTTCAAATTCAGCTAACGGTTGAGCTAAACCAGAAAGCAACGAGCTATTTGTTGATTTAAACTGCGCAAGTTTTTGTCCTAAATCCGAAATAGCTTTATTTCTATTTGCATTCAGCCTTTGTACAGCTTCATTTGATGCGTTGATGTTTCGCAGCTCATATGCCCATATTGGATTTTCTTTGTCTCCAACGTTCTTTGCAACGTATTTAAATTTTTCATACTCTCCTGTTGCAGATTTTACAGAAACAGTAAAATCTTTTACATCTTGCAAAGTGCCTTTATTAAATGATTTTGAGACTTCTCCAAAGTTCAGATTCTTAAAATACGCTTCTGCTTGATCTATATCGTCAAATACTGTTTGTATTTGATTATTGGAGAGAAAGTTGTCTCCCGAATTACCAAATGCACCTACTGTCTTTTGCGCCTGTTTTTGAACACTTGCCAAACTGTCTGAGAATTTTTGGGTTGCAGCTTGTGAACTCTCCATATCTGCGGTGATTTCCGAAAATGTATCATCAAGACTTGATAAGCTATATTCTGTATTCTTTATGTCGCCGCCAAGATTGAGAAGTTTTTGCAATTCCAATTCTACATAGTTAAGAGCTTCCTGTTCACTCTTAATACCTTGCACATCAAAGAGATTCGTAGGTTGTGACGACATTAGCGTATCAATTTTAGACATGGAATTATAGATGTCAACAAGGGCTTGCGCAACACCACCAGATTTATCAAGAGCTTCCTGAGAAATGATTGAATCTATGGGCGAACAACCTTTGCCTTGTTTATACGACCACTTGCCTGCCCCAAACAAACTATCCAAAAGAACTTTTGCTTGCTTTGCTCCGTCAAGAATATAAATCAAATCTTCTCTAACTTTTTCGCCTATCCATACTTGGTTTTCTCCTCCAAAAGCATCAATGCGCAAGCTGTCGTTCAGCATCTTGCTTTCTTGTTGTAGCATTGATTGAGGAGTCTCAAAAGTACGAGAAGCGATCAAGTCAAAGATTTTTTTTAGACTTGAATAATAGTTTTCAATATCTACGGTGTTAAAAGCATCAGAAAACGAAATGAGAAGACTCTTTATTTCCTTGTTTAATTTGTTGCTTTCCTTACCTGCGATTGAGAAATTAGAGATAAAATCTTTGACTGTCTGATTGTTGATTTTAACAGGCGATGTAGCTTTGGAGACCTGATTGGAAATATCGGCATTGATTTTTTTTGCGTTAATATCTCCTACATCTATTCCAACTTTTATAGACGGAGCATTTGCCTTGCCGACAAGATTGTTTAAATTTGCTTGTATCAAGTCGGCAGACTTTTTCAAATCCAACCCTGCGATTATCTTAACTCTTGCTTTGCTATCTGCTTGCAACTCCGCAGACAGTTTGGGAAGATCATTCTTTTTTATATCATTTGTGGACTGTGGTATGTCCAACAAAGCAGTAATTAAAATATCTCCCTTTGCCATTTATCCACTTCCTTTTCAATATAAAATTTATTCATAGTAGTGGTAGCTGTTTTCGTCAAACAAAACATCCACGTCAATATGTATTCCTAATTTATTTGTATGGTTAAAATCTCTTATTCCTTTTTCTATAAAGTGGAATCCCTCGTAATAAGTCAAATGTTCTATATCCTTACCTAAATAAGCGGCGAGATTAGGAGCGTCCCATCCGTAGTTTATCAATGCAGGGACAAAAGCACTTTCGCCGGAAAAACTCGGATGGTAAGCAAGATCATCATGAAAAATAATTGATAACTCAATACTATTACCTACTATCCTTGCATCTAAAAAATCTTGTGCATACATCGCTCCTTGAAACCTAAATGTACGCTGATACCCTGTGTGATCGTTGGGGCTATAAGAATCATAATATTTATCAATGTATTCTTGAATACATCTGTACAGACGCTTTACCTCAATTTCCAATTGCTGTTGAAGTGTCAACCCGTTTCTCAGTTTCATTTTGGTTGCAATAATTTTATTGAGCTGTTTTTCTATGCTGTTTGACATTACAAATCACCTTGCAACGCCTTCAAAACCATTTTCAAATCATTGTCCGCATCTTCTTGATTTTGATTGTTAAGAATTCGAATCAAAATAGTGTCGCCTTTTTTTATATTTGCAGTAAGCAAACCGAGCATAGATTTTGCATTCACGTTTTTCTCCAATGTGACAATATATAAGGCTGACTTTATAGGCAAAATATCTGAAACAAACCTCGAAGTGGTTTTTGACGTAAAGTCATAAGGAGAAAAAATTATTTTCTGCGATACAAACATTTTACACCTCGGTATTAGGCTTAGAATCTGCCAAGGCTTTTACTAAGCTTTCAGCAGTTATGTCTTTGTCTGCCAGTTTTGTTGCAATATCCTTTATGAAATCAGCGTTTATGCTATCACTCATTTTATCTGCAATGTCTGTGATTTTATCTATCAACTTTGACAGTGCCATATCAGACATAGACAGACCGCCTGACACAATAATCTCCTTACGGAAATTAATTTTGTTTCTGATAGCCATTTCAATATCGTAATACTGTTTATGCTGTTTGATCTCATCTATGATTTCGCAAGCCTTGTCAGAGTAAACGCTTTCATAAATGGCGTTATTGTCGGCACTGTTTAGTTCAAAATCAGGAGCATACGCATTTATTAGAGCCGTTCTAAGCGAAAGGTCGTATACAGCAGGGGAGTATGTTCCATCTCCAAAGCAGTCGTCAGTTACTTTTTCAACGATTGCGTAAAATTCATCGTAAGCGTCAAATAACCAGCGTTCGCACCGAAAATAAAAACCTCGCCGAGGTGTACGGCGAAGTAATAAGCGTATTAATCTTCCCACGGCAGCAGTATTGTGCCAGTAG